GAAATTAAGATTTAAAGACGGGGTTTGAGTGGGGTAGGAATTTGATATGCTCATATGCGTTATGCGATTTGGTAGGTTCCAGAAAAGCGAATTGAACTGTTTGAGTTAAAGTTAGTGTTGTCAATATTCACCGAATCGCTCGCGTCCCAGTCTCGCAAAGCTATTGTTGCAGAGGCATCATCGAACAGCCCCGTAATCGGACTGGTGAGAGATGCCATATTAATGACGTAACCTATTGTAGCTGACTGGTATGATGTCACCGTGTTTGAGACAGTATACGGAAGCCCACCAATACGAGCGTTACCTGTATCCGTTCCTTTGGAGGACAGCGTGATAATACCGTGTACAGTGACTTGGTTTCCGACACGTGTATAATACCCCTCTTGTATCGCGTAACTCACCCCAGTCGAGCCTCCCCCAAAACTCAGTGTGGGCGTCCACGTTCCCGTTTGATAGAAAGCGTCAAAATCCAAATACGCACCCGAATTTAAGAATCCATTTAGCGGGATGTCTTGTGGTCGCGTTCCGATATTTCCTATCTCCAGATTTATCTGTGCATCCGAAAGAGTCGTGGCCCCGGTTCCACCCTCACCGATTTGTTTTGTTCCGTCTGTCACTCTAACATAACTACTGCCATCGTAGACAGCTTGGTCACCTACAGAGTAAACACCGAACGCGGTCTGGATGACGTAAAAGTCGCCTTGCGTTGTGCTCGTTAAATCCCCGGCTGAATTTGCATTGCCAACAAAGTTTAGTCCTTGAGAAAGTGTGTCTGGGACTTGACTTGGATCGAGCTTGTTATCGGAAGCGAGTGTCGCAACTTTATAGGTGCTCGGTGCCGCTACATAGTCACCGGCAACTTCGGTTTTAAGTTCCGAGTATGAGATGCGCCGAGTTCCGGCACTTGAGCTGTCGATGATTAACTCATCAGCATCTGCCAGCGTGTTAGCGTTGGGAAGGTCTTTAACGCGTTTGTTAGCCATTGTATTATTGTATAATTAAGTTTGATCCATCAGTCAGATTGTGACCGGTGTCCGTGACGATATAATTATCATCATGTAGGGTCGCGTGGGACCGAAGCATGAAGAAAAGCATGAACCACTTTCTCATCACTCGTGATATAGAATTGCAGTTCCCTCACTCAGCGTGACCGATGTCGCATCGATCCGGATTAAATCTCCGGCTTGAATGCTGACGCTTCCGGGGAACCCGGTCAGTGCTCCGGTGTATGCGCTGACAGTGATATCGCTGACAGCTTTGATGTAGTTTATGTTCCCGGTGTGAGCAGATGTGTCTGCTACCCACTCGCCGCGACCGTTCATGAAATCTCTCATATGTCCCAGACTCGCTTTACTTGTTGCTTAGAAAATTTGCTGATCCAACCTCTGTTCTCCAGTCGGTTATAACCTCGCCGCATTTGTTCTTTTTGATCGGGCAATTGTGCTCCGGTATGCATGCGAAAACCTTCCGGTTCAGTGATACGTTTCCACTTGGTTCCTCGGTCGATAAAAGTCGTTGTGCCTATAGGTTTATTTGCTTCGGCCCGGACCCCGGATTCGTTTTCAAATGTGTAGGTTGGCATTATTAACGAGGGGAGGTCTCCCTCCCCTCTGTGCGTATGATTACAGTTGAGCCCCTTCGAGCATTGATAGCATTTCCGACCGATCCGAAGTCGGTTCAGAAGGTTCGTCTCCGGCGAGGTCCACTCCGTTCGCGGTTGTCGCGTAAACGGAAACCCCTCCCTCACCGATGGACTCCACCGTGCCTTCAATAGTTACGGAGACAGTGTCCCCGGATTCGGGCATGACTTGTTCTTCACCATCCATCATGGCGACCGACTCGGTTGGTATGGTTATGCTAAATGGCATAATGATTAAGCACTGTATCCGGTCTTGGAATAGACGCGGGCAACGTGCTTGGGTTGAATTGTTTTTGCTGCGAAAAACGATTTGAAACCGACAAGAATCTTCTGATTCAAAGGATCACCTTTGTCAGCACCGTTGACGATGTAGACCTTCGGGCTGTATGTGCTCTGACTTGAGAGTTCTGGGACTCCGTAAGCTTGAGCACCGACAACAACTGACCCGAAAGTGTCACCACTAGCGGTATAGGTGTATTGAGAACCCGAATCACTCGCGATGAATGGCTCAGTTGTTTCAATGAATCTTACTCCGTGCATGCGACCAATCTCACCACGCAATCGAGCTTGAGGCTCGGCATAATGATGAGCTTCTTGCCACTCGGAATCAGCCAGCAAATCACGTGCTTGCTGAGGACCAACGACAGCAATGAAACCTCCGTCAAGAGGAGTTGCCGCATTGATCTTCAACGCAGTCGCCGCATCGAGCCAATCACTTGCGTCAGCAGCAGTGATGCTGGTTCCCCAAGAGGTTGTAGACCCCGAGAAGATGTTAGTCACATTGGTAACATTGCTGAACAACTCTGTCCGGATGATACTGTCTAAGTGAAGAGCACTGTCGCGACCGATACGCAATGTGGCTTGCTCAATGTTGTTGAACAATGCGGTTGCGTCTGCGATGTCAGAAATACTGAGAACTTGACCATACTGTTCCAAGTCAACTTCAACTTTCTCAAGTTCCAGTGCCTTGGTTGTGGGTGCGCTTCCCTCAGTCAATGCGGTTACGTTTGATGAGTCCCCTTCCAGATAACGGAAGAAGGTCATGTTTCGACCACCACCCTTGGCGGGTAGAGGTGACTTAACCGCGAACTGATCGAGAACGACTGTTTTTTCAATCGTGTCTAGTAGTTCACGAGAGAAGTAGTCTTGCATTGCTTGGCTGATGTCATTTGTTCCACCACCAGCACTGGTGCTCATTGTTGTGTCTGCCATAATTTTTTACCTTGATGCAGAGCGTGTCATCTTCAGTATCGCTTCCCTCTGTTCATTGCGACTCATGTCATCAAATCCCTTCGGGCCCGATCTTCGAGGAACATCGCTCGTGCCTAAATTTAATTTACGTTTATAACTGTTTAACTCTTCAGTGAGTTTTTGATTCTGCTCTTTAACCGTTTCGAGTTTCTGCGAGTTGACGTAATACTCGGCAACTTCAACAGCATCCCGAAACCCAGTTGAGTAAGTCGACAAAGCGGGTTTGTTTTTGAGTAAATACTCAGTCGCTTTGTAAAGCTCGCTATCGTGATCGTTAAGATCCGGCTTCGCCTTGACTATCTCATTTACGGAGTCTGCCCATTCCTTCTTGAATCTATTTACCTCAACCGTCTTGCTCGCGTTTTCTCGCTTCTCTCTTGCTTCCTTAGCCATTTTGACAGCCTCGTCTGCAAGCTCGGGTTCACCTTGGTCTCGGAATCTTTCAGCTACTGCCTCATATACATCGGGCGTTGCCTCATCTCCTCCACTGGCGATCTGATCCGCAAGTTTTACACGATCATCTTCGAGTTGTTTTTGGGACAGCTCGAAGTCTTCCTTCATCTTTTTGAGCTGCTCTTTTTCTTCGGATAACTTTTGCCAAGTTTTCGCTTGGCGTGCTTCCGCTTTCCGGAGCTTCTCGTATTTTGACTCTGTTTTTGCATCGACTTCTGGTTCATTTGATTCAATCTCGGCTTGAGATTCATCCGTCTGAGTCTGTTCGTTTGCAGCGGGTGACTCTTCCACTGTAGTTGACTCTTCCTCTGGTTCAGCAGTGAGCGACTCTGCTTCATTTTCGCCCGAAATGAGACGCAACATTGCATCCCGATCCATCGTTTCAGTCATATTCGTTTTCGCTATCGGAGTCCGTCAGTAGTCCATTCGAGACCAACGTGTCTAGAGCGGCAATACCGTCCCTAAAACCAGCGGAGTATCCAACATTGTAAGAGGCTTTTTCGGCCCCTTGATCAACCGTTAGCATCGCTTGCTTGGTGATCCATACAAAAATTACCCTTTTAAGTTTCTGTCCCACCCGACTGGCTAGGAACTGGTGCAACAGTTCCGCTTCCTCCCGAGTCCACTCCGGGCTGGATGCCCCCGGAACCATTCTGTTCAATCGGCGCATCGACCGGATTAGCTTCATTAATCGCATTTGATACTTCTTGGATTTCTAGGGTGAGTTGTTGAGCAGCCTTGCCGTCTTGCTCACGGAATTGCTCCATGTGAGCGGTGATATGCTCTTGTATTCGCTGCAATTCAATCGGATCTGTCTGTGCGTTCTGAGCCCGTTTGAGTGCAAGATAATCGAGCATGGTCTTGACGTGAGTTGCGTGATCATCGCTCGGCTTAACTTGAGCTGGGAACCCGATCTTCATAACCGAAAGCTCGACAGCTTGATCCTCAGCTTGATTGGCTACTTCGATGCCGGGATCAGTGAGCAGTCGTTTGACTAGTCCACTGTCATCAGCCTCAAGGACAGAGCGTCGAAGCTCGGCTTGATTAATGTGCGGATCGTTTGCAAACATCTGGAAACGTGCGACAGCTTTTTGAAAATGAAACTGCTTGTTAACTCCATCAGCACTTCCACTCGGCACAATGTCATAAGCCTCATGAATTGCTGACTGAGGGATCTGCTCAAGCGTATCGAGGTAATAGTAGTTAAGACTGCTGCTGTCGAATTGAGTGAGCAGTGACCAACACTGACGGTAGAGATCTCCCAAAAATAAACGGAACGTCCGCATGCGTAGATCAGCCGATTGTGTAAATAAATTACCAATGGCCGAAATCTCTGTTGCTGTTCTCCTCTGGTTTTGGTCGAGGGTCTGGGAGATCCCAAAGTCTGGTGTGCTGACACGTTGTTGAGCCATGTCCCTATGCATCATCATATGTTGATCGAATGATATGGGAGGTGATGGCATTGGTATCGGCTGAATATCTTCCGGTAGAATTTGACCGGGCTGGAAGCGTAAGTTTGCCGTGTTAGGAAGTGCGCGAGTGGAACGGAACAATGGTCTGTTATAGAGACTCATCGTGTCATTCTTCTCATTGAGAAGTTTAGAGAGTGACGCCTCAAAGACAGCCACAAGCTCAGTCACTCCACGAGGTGAATACCACCCAGCATCTTTGTGCTCATACTGGCAACTGACGAACGGAGGCTTGCCATGATTGTAGGGAACCTCCATGGGAGGTCTTACATCGAATGTAAGATCGCTCGGGCAGTAAGTGTAGATCGTCCACGTCTTGTCATCGTTCTGAACGTAGGTTTCCCAGATGACAATTGTGTTGCTGTCATTATCAACAACTCCTTCCCTCTGCTTTGCAATTTGATGACGGTTATCATCGCCTCTGTCTTTTCCGTTGCCGCCGGTAACACGCTCAAGGAATTTCTCGTCTTGTTTGAACCCGGCTTTTCGCCGGTATGAGTCCGGTGAATAATGTTGGATGTGAGTTACTCGGTCAGCAGATTCAATGTCCTTACAATAACTCGGGACAATGAGATGCATTGGATCGACGTTCTCAAAGTTTAACTGATTTTTATCGAGATCGTAAGTGGTCTTGAGAATTCCTCTACCACTGAGCAGCATGGTGTCAATCGTTGAGATGATCTCGGTCTGCAGATTGGACCGTTGCTTTAAGCGATAATCCATCCACTGACTGGCAGCAGTGGTTAAGGCTGCTTGCTGCTGCTTGAGGGATACAAAACTTGCGACCGTATCGAGCGCAAACAATTGCTGAACATAATACGGTTTTAGGTTGGTGATGATTGTGTCTGAAAGCGGGAAGTGTGCGTCAGATGCACCGGGCCATGGCTTAGTCTTTCGACGCAAACCGTGATGCCGCATTTCGTAAAATTGACGCTGCCTCGTCTCCCATTGGGTCCGATCATTGAGATCGTTGGCAGACTTGGCGTAAAGATCCGAGTAATCCATTAACTCGGCATTGCATCACCAATCGGATTTATTCAATCCAGCATTTACCCTTTTAGCCGCAATCAAACCCTCTGCGATTACCATCGGTCGTTTCGAGGTTCATTCCGGAAAACATTTCCTCGATAGTTGGTTTTGCGAACGTCTGCATGTAGTCATGTTCATGGCCGAGCCCTACTGCCATGCAAACCGCATCAGCTCGATCCGGCGATGACAGCCCGCGACTTTTCATTTCTCCCTTGGTTTCCAGCTCAAGCTTGCCGGATTTATTGGCGCGGCAACGTCTGCTGGTGAGTTGTGCCATTAAGACCTCGTCATCATGCGGGAGGATAAGTTCATTCTTCTCGATCAGCCGAGCTGTCGAGTACCACATCTCAGCGGCGAGATTGGAGAACTTCTCCGGATCTCTTGCACGCGATCCAAAATTTATTCGATTGACAGCCCATCCAGCATCCCTCAGAGCGTCTGCCATTGGGCGA